AGGAGCATTCGCTATTCGCAAATAGCGAATAGCAATACGAGTGGGTGGATTCGAACCACCTCAAAGCCGCTAATCTGGCGGAAAGAGTTTATAAGACTCCTCTGACTACCAAGTCTCACTCGCATAAAGTTGCTTTAAAGCAACTTATAAGACCTATACGTGGTCTTGAATCAACAACCTTCTTCATGATCCGTATGTATTCGGATCAGGTCGTCAACTTCTTCATACTCACTATAAGGAATCATCATAGCATCTCCATGTTCGCTAGTGATAATAAAAGATTCACCTTTCTCAACTCTATCAAGAAGGTTATCAAAATCTGCTTGAAATTCTTGGATTGTAAATTTTTTCATAGTTAATTTAAATTAAGTCGGAGTGATAGGATTCGAACCTACGGCATCCGCCTCCCAAAGACGGCGCTCTACCAAACTGAGCTACACTCCGTTGATTCAGATTTCGATTTTAGAAATCTCTATCGGTTCTTCTGAACTACCCTCATATTCTACCACAGGACCCTCTCTAGTTGCAACTGCTTCATCCAGAAGAAATTTTCTAACTTGATCAAATGATTCGAAAATCTTTTTTTGATATTCAAACTCAACCAACCAAAAGATATTTGTTTCTTCGGGATCATTTCCCAAATCATCAGCATCCTTACCATCTAGAGGAATTGCTTCAATTAACATATGGGTTTTCAGACCATGCTTTTTTTCTGCTTCTAAAATTGTTTGATAGAGGGGAAGTTCAGATAAAAGAGACATATACTTTAAGTATGTACGAATAAATTATAGATGCTATTACTTGAATAGTCAAGAAATATCTAATACTATTTAACAAGTTTGTAAAGATCTATGAAGTTAATGATAATATGCATGAGTCAATCCCCACTGAATAAAAATTATAATTAATGAAAAAATACAAATAGCAGAAACTATTGTTGTTTTATCCATTGTTAATATTAATTAAGAGTAATTTTAAGCCATGGGAATATTGGAGGAATAACTCCAATAAGTCGCAACAGTCCCTCAGCAAATAATGCTAGAACTACCCAACCTACACACATACTAATAATACTTGCATTTTTATTATGTCTACGCATTGCGGTTGCTATAGACTCATCAATCATAGATTGTACTTCTTCCTTATCCATGGTTAATAAATTTGTGAAATTCTTCAAATATAAACCTATCAACTTTTTCTAAACTATCTAATGGAGGACTCCAATTTTCACGAATAAGTTTATCAGCAAAATAATACACTTGAGAGGAAAATCTAATCTTTTGTCTTGCAAAAGAACTTAAAATAAATTGCCTTCTTAGTAAAACTTCATCTTTCATTTTTCATCACCAAGATACTTTGCTAGTGGATCTCTTTTTGTTTTTACAATTTCACATGCTCTTTTATAAAACATATTACTAGTATTTCCAGAAACCTCAAAGGTTTCTTTGATCTTCACCCAATTATCGTAGGTGTGTTGATCCATTTGGTTTTTAGATTGGATACTATTATATAATAATCTTCAATACCAAGAAGTCAACATATGTGTTCATTCAATAACACTGATTAAAAAAATGTTAAATTTGTAACTAATTTAAAAGGAAGATCAGGGATTCGAACCCTGGAACGCTACTAACGTTAATAGTTTTCAAGACTATCGCCATCAACCACTCGGCCAATCTTCCATACGGAGGATGTTGGATTTGAACCAACGGATGCACTTAAAGTACATCGGGGGATTAGCAATCCCCTGCATTAAACCTAACTCTGCCAATCCTCCTATCGAACCTCAAAGTCCAATTTGCGAACTTTTCTTTGTCTTCTTGCTTCTTGATAAGCAAGATCTTGAGGGGAAAACAAACTATCTTTTTGACTTTCCTTAGTAGAGTTTACCATAACAACTCTAGATAAGTCAATAGCAGAAACTGAGTCCCCTTTAACGGTCATCATATTAGAACATCCGCAACATTTTGTTCTTGTTGCATGACTGGATAGTTCTTTATTACAATCCTTGCATCTTACAATTAACATTTTCCTTAATCCTACTCATTGCAAATGTGCCTTTAATTGCCAAATAAATTTTCCGTGAGATTCCATTAAATCTTGAACAAGATTTGCAGTAGCATATTGCTTCTGCGTTTCAGATTCTTCAGAAATTTCAGTAAGTATCTCGCATAATTTAGTATTATTTTCCAATAGTTCAGATAACATTTTATCTGATGTTGTAGAACTTGCTGCTTCCTTAATCTGAGTAACTTCAAGCATTCTTGAAAGTGAACTCAAAGGTTTAATATTTAGATATCTCATATGTTCAGAGAGACGATCAATCTCCTCAAACATAGTCTCATACTGACCACCAAAAAGTTGATGCAATTGAGTAAAATCTGAACCAACTACATTCCAATGAAATGCCCAAGTTTTATGAAATAGCACAAAAAGTGATGACTGAGCATCACTCAAGAGTTTAAACAGTTTTTCCATTATACTCTTTTTTAAGTATTTATGCAAGTGGGCGATACTGGATTCGAACCAGTGACCATCTCCGTGTAAAGGAGGCACTCTACCGCTGAGTTAATCGCCCTTAATGGATGGTAGGTACTCCCACTCGGATGTTAAGAAGGTAATTAACCGTTAACCCCGACCATCCAACTCCACAACCTGGATTCGAACCAGGGACCAAGTGATTAACAGTCACCGACTCTACCGCTGAGCTATTGTGGAATGGTTTGGAGAATAAATCTCCAAGCGTTTCGGACAGGACTTGAACCTGTGACCAACTGCTTAGAAGGCAGATGCTCTATCCAACTGAGCTACCGAAACATAAGGTAGGTTCCTATCGCCGCCACTCCTGAACCTACCGAAGGGGAGTGTCGCAGTTGATCTCTCAACCCTTATATTATACCAGTTTATGGTTTGATCGTCAAGTGGGAAATGGTGGATTTGAACCACCGACCTCTGCGTTATCAGCACATTGCTCTACCGCTGAGCTAATCTCCCAAGTGGGTTATGTTGGATTCGAACCAACGGCTAATCGGTTAAAAGCCGAATACTCTACCACTGAGTTAATAACCCAAATGCCGTGTGGTTGTGAATCTAAATCAAGACTCTTCGATAAGTGCCCCACTGGATCTTATCTTAAGTTTTGAACCACGGCAAGTAGTCCTAACGGGATTTGAACCCGTGTCTTCACTGTGAAAGAGTGATGTCCTTACCCCTAGACGATAGGACCAAGGTGGGCAGGGAGGGATTTGAACCCCCGTAGGCAGAGCCAGCGGATTTACAGTCCGCCTCCATTAACCACTCGGACACCTACCCATAAGAGACCTCCCTGTTTGTGCTTCTATGAGAGGCATGGGAGGGGCGGGACTTAAACGGAGTTTGGACCCCCGCTGCCCATGAGAGTAGTGTATCACTCCTTAGGGCAGTCGTCAACCCAAGGAGCACAAATTCTCATTTCTCCTCCAAGTAATTTCTGTGCCTCACTACCGTCTGGTGGTTTCTCAGAATACCTTGGTTTATAACGCTTATCTGCTTCTTGGATAATACGATTATATTCTGGAGTTACTTGATCGATTGCTCTATCAACATCTCTTTTAACTCTACGTTCTACTGCGTGAGGATCTTGTAAAATAAGTTCATTAAGAATACCTTGTGGGAAATACTTTCTTTGAATCTCATCCAATAAGTCCCAAAGTCCATTTTCAGAAACTCCAGTAAATTGTGAGAGTGCTGCAATAAGAGTTGATAATATAATACTGATTATTATAAGTTGTTTTTTATCTGGTTTCTTTTTACCAAAATTAAAATTAAACATAGGGGAGTTCTGCAGCACTCCCCCGTATTTATTCTATTGTATCAAACTTCTACCGTGATCAGTCGGGACGCATAATCATGAGCATAAGATGTACGGGCGCCATGATGACCCCAACCAATCCAATCATACGCATAGTCCATGTAACTATAGATTGATTTACCAGGAGTTTTCATCTTCTCCTCAATCTGTTTCCACTGGACCTCATTTGTTAGATAACGAAGTTGCGTATCAAGTGATGATGGAGAACCACCATACTTTCTAGCAAAATCACCCAATCCATAATAACGGTTGGCAGATGTCCACTGAATCAAACCATAACCGCCGTAGCAATTACGATATGAGGTTCTGCTACCACCTTCGCAAACATTAGGCACGAATGTTGATTCTTGCTTAATATTGCCCAGAATAGTAGCAAGGGCGTTTCTGTCTTTAATTCCAATGTCCTGAAAATAATTCAGGGCAACATTTTCATTTTCATTACACCCTTT